GTGATATATAATGAAGACGAAGATTGTCCCATATGTGATTGCTGTGGGTACTGTACTTGCAAGTGCTGTACCTGTATCGGCGGTCCCCGTGGTCCCAAACTTCCAACAGGGTTCGATGACGAGCCACACAGAGACTGAAAGTACAGTCACAGAGACAATAAATTCAATTGACTATAGAACAGGATGGGAATACTCAGTGACAGGGGTAGGCATCAAAAACAACGGTGCAGCACTCAACCCCCCAGTGAATACATCAACCGTGACGATAACTCCAGGATCAACAGGAGAGAACACAATCACAGGAAGCGTAACAAGTTCATTCGACAACTTGGATTTCTCAGCAGTGAACAATTTTCAGATAAACGAGCCAGGAGAAGCCTTTCAATTTTCCCAAAGTTATCAAGGACCAGGTATGACGAATCAGACGATCATACAAAGAGTCACCACCGTAACAAGCGTGACCGACACAACAAGTACCTTTACCCAATAGTCTTATGTCTAACTCAACTTGCGACTGCCCCTGCCATACTGGCGGAAGGTGTAGGGGGTGTAAGTGCAACAGCTAATCCAATCGCCAATAGTTCTGGCTCAGTAACGAACCAGGCAATACAAGTTTTACAAGGTCCATACGTCACTAACACCTACGGTGGTGGAGTGTCATGTCAAGGTAGTACATTAAACGTCACTCCTTATGTCCAGTTTGCTGATAGCAGAAAGGATCCTTGGGAGGATTTTTATAATGAACCACAATATAATATGACTGATGTCTCAGGTAAGACATCTAAACAGACTGTCACTGTAAAGAATTATCCTTGGGAAGACTGGTATGACACCAGAACCAAGGCAGATGGTAGTAGATGGTTCCCTGATGGGGAAGACATGCAAATAGAAATAGATGTAGATGGTGCTGATGGTGTCCCTGACGTAGTTAATAGTGGTGGTAGCATGACACCTACTTGGTTTAAACCAGTAAGGACTGACATGAGAGCAAACCAATCATTGAATGTTGGTCTCTCTGCTACTCTGTCTATACCAATGAATAGAAAATTACAAAAGCAATGTCATCAAGCAGCAACTGCTCAGATAGCACATCAAACTCAGTTGACATCTAACAAACGATTAGACTTTGAATTAGCTAGACTTAAAAATTGTGGTGAGCTCAAGAAGGCTGGTATATTTTTCCACCCTGCATCACCTTATCATGCTGTATGTGCTGACGTAGTAGTAACTAATCCTGGTGGTAAGATTGTACCACACAAGCACGACCTACCTCAACCTAACTTTGGGGAGACTTCTTCAGAGGCTTCTTCTTCTGATTCTTCTTCAGTGGAAGTAGTCCCTTCTTCTTCCGATACTCATCAGCAAGAACCTCAGAACGAGAAGGACGATAAGTTGTCTTTCCTAGGATGGCGTTTACCTTTCCAATCACCTTCTTCACAACAGGTTTCACCACCCTCAGCAGCAGATCAGCTAGGGGTTTGGCAAGTAGGGCAGACGACGCAGCCACTGACGCAATCACCGCCGTCGTCGTCACAATCTGAGGACTAGGTAGATACTGTTCAACTACCCCAATATCCTCATAGAGGGTCACACATATTTTTTTATTAAGGTTATTTGGATCGGGTTGTAACTCGTGTCCAGATACCTTTTCTTTTTCATTAGGTCCAACTGCTCCTAACCTAGCTTCTAAAGGTCCAGGGCATTCAGGGTCTTTATATTCTTCAGGTGTTTCGGGAGCACCTGGTGTCTCTGGTGCATCTACCTCTGGAGTACCTGTATCTATTCCACTCTGCTCTTCCTCTTGATCCATATAAACAGTCTGCCATGTTAACTCTCTGGCATCGTAGTTGGGTGGTTCATAGTATGGCATACCACCATCACACAAAACTACATTCTGTTTTGGATCATCATTAACCAACATCTTATTCTTGTTGGTTGGATTCTTTACATTCTCCTTATTAACCTTTACACAACCAGGCATATTAATAATCGGTGTGCCTACCAATGTAGTTACAGGTACCTGAGGTACATTAGTAACTGGTGCTGACTGCATCCACACACGTTGATCACTTATCTGTCTTACGTTAGGAGTGTTAACTCTTATAAGACGATTATCTATACCTCTAATAAACCTAACCTGCACCCCATTTTGATGAGGGGTGATTATAGTGTTATTGTTTATTGGTATTTGTTGTATTTCCATTAGGTACTATAGTCCTATAATTCCCATTAGGTTGTGTACCTTTTATATATCCAGTAGTCTTTGGCCATGCTTCTTTAATTGCTGACCTAACTTCTTCCCTAACAATTAATCTAAGTTCCGTTGCTTGTGCCTCTATTCTTTTCTGAGGTCCACCGTTAACATTGTCAAGGACTTGACCGCCCCCGACAATACCACCAGTGCCTACGACAGCAACTGCTGTACCGTAGGTTGCTAATTTTTGTACGTCCACTAGAATCCGCCAGGAACAGGAAGACCCATAGTAGAGCCTTGTGGTGCAGCAGGATCAGCAGCAGGAGCATCAGGTGCTAAACCTGAGACACCACCACCAAGAGCACCACCACCAAGACCTCCAAGAGATCCAGTGACTGCTTCCATTACTTGGCCTTTGACGTTATCGACGATTGCATCCTTATTGAGAAATAGATACCCGCCAGCAGCAACGACGGCGAAAGATATAACGCCACTTGTAAGAGCGATAACATTTACTATTCTTTGCATGATCTTATAATTTGTAGGGTTTTTCTTCAGTATCGGTTACACCAACTATCTTAAGAGGTGCTTGTTCGATTCTGATTGTTTGAGTTGGTCCAGCTTTCGCTATGATTGCCTCAATATCTTGTGCTGTAACAGGAGGTTGTCCATTAGGACCAACAGCATTACCATTCTTATCCATCTTCATAGTGCCATCACCCTTCTTGGATGCTGTCTGAATTCCGAAGCTAGCTAAAACTCCAGTGAACACCGAAGCTATGAAAGTTGGATCTATTTTCTGTTGCGGTACTCCTGGGATGGCAACATAATTTAAAGTCAATATTCCTCCAGACCAGGCAAGTACAGTGATCCTGACCATTGTACTAATGATCGCTGCTTGCTCTTCAGGGTCTGGAAGAAGAGCATCTTTAGCTTTACCAAAGATTCCTTTCTTCTTAGGTTCTTCTTTAACCTCGTCATCTAACAAGGTAGTATCTTCAGCCATATTTCCATACTTAACTGTTACTATATATCAATTAAATATACGTTACCTGATATTGAGATACGATGATCGTCTGATGTATAGAATGGATTGACTCCATGATTGAGACGAGCAGGGAAGAAGACCATCTTCCATTCAAAGGTTTTATCTACATACAAATACTCTGTATCTAATCCACCTAATGCTGTATTGTATTGAAACATAAAGGACGCTGTTTCGTTTCCGTTAGTGTTAGGATATCTCTTACGCTCCTCCTCCATGTTGTAAGGGATTGCCACCCAAATAACAAATGAGAATAAACCTGAATGAATATGTAAAGGATTAAAGTCATACTTCTCTTGGTAATTTACCCATAGTCTTTTTAATTCAAGGTCTGTCTTATCAATATCTCTCATGGACTCTGCCATACCCATACTAGGTTGGAGTCCAAATCTTTTTATATATTCATACCCAAGACAACGAGTAAATTTCTTAACCTCTGGTGTTATATCCAGATGCCATTCTTCTTTTAAGTGTCCTCTAAGAGTGCTCCTAGCGTCTCCACCATGAGTTTCCATGGATCTAGATAATTCATCCCGTACAACACGAGGCACCTCACAAGAGAGATACCCTGGTGACTTAAACCACTGTGTATGGTAGGAGAAATCTTTCTCCCATCCAGAATCAATTACCGACTTTGGCATTTACACTGATAACTGTTGCGTTAGGGTTTCTAGCAAGAGCAACTTGTCTTGCCTCTTCGTAGTTCCTAGCATGGCATTCTTCAATGAATACCTGTCCAGCTACATAAAGTTTTACTTCATGTTTCATCGGTTGGTTGCCTTCGTTTACCTATATTATACTTGCTTTCCAGTATCCAGTCAAGCTTCTCTTTATAAGATATTACTTTTATCTGACTCAATGGTGCTGCATCAGCAATGCTAGTCTTATCAACCACCTCCACTAGGCCCCAATCTGAAAGTAATTGAATGATTCTATTGCGTCTCTGTAAATCATTGTCTGATAAATTCGCTCTCTTACCATCCAATGCAAATAATTCTTTGAAGTGTACTATAAAATAGTCACCCTTCTTGTGTAGTATATGGCATGATTGATATAACTTTCTCTCTTTCCTAGAAGCTACACCAATTCTAGTTAGTGTCTCTCTCACTTTTAGGAAATCATCAGGCTCTTTAAGAGTTACCTGAATCATATCATCTTTAGACCATTGAAGATCCTCACTCATTTCCTTCCTCCCCTATTCAGTTTGTTTTTAATGTAATCCAGTTGTGAAGGAGATAAAATATTTAATGCTTGTCGAGCCTTTTCATTACTATAACCATAGTATTGCTTGACCACATCCAAATCATTCATCTTCTGTTTCTTGTCCCAAGGAGAGAATCTCCTACGTGACCTGACGGTATTTATAAAAAAATCATACTGTAGTTTCTTATCTAGGTGAGGAAGACGATTCATTTCATTAGCAAACATCACAGTATCCATGTGATGTGACATACATTTATTAACAATGTAAGGAGGATATTTGCTTTCCCAACCTGGGTCTTCAGGCTGCAGAAGGTATTCCTTGGTCAGATTGATCGAATTCAGATAATCTTTGAGTGGGTATTCCGTGCTGTAAGCCATAGTTGGTGAGGATAAGTTCTTTACGTTTTGATTGGTCTTTAAGATAGTCACCTGTGCTACGCATAGTATAGGTTAAATCAAATTCAAAAGCATTCCAATCTGTAAATCTATTTTTATTAATCTGACTACTGTTATATGATATCATCATGTGTGATGTATGTCCATCACAATCTCCTGCAAACTTATCATGGTCAAACGTCTTATGCATCTCACCCCTCTTACCATATATCTTAGATTTAATATCATATGGTGGATCCATATACACAAATGTATCTGAAGAATCTGTAAGAAGATTCTCATAAGATTCATTAGTAATCTTCCAGTTTTGTATCAACTCCTGATACTCAGGTAGTTTATCTATGCCTCGTAGACTGAAGTTTGAATCTGAGGCTTGGGCACTGAATGACGAGGACTCAGTGAGACCGCTAAAAGAGCACTTATTGATAATATAAAAACTGATAGCACGATGGAAGGCCGTAGTCTGCCGTTGAGCAAGGTATTCTTTACTCTCTGCAAATAGGTGTCTGGCTCTATCTTGGGTGTCGTATTTCTTTTTGAGTACTGTGAGTTGTTTCGCAATTTCATCTCCCTTGTCTTGTAGTTGTGTCCAAAAGTTATACAAATGCTCATACAAATCATTCACATGAATCTCTAGGTGAGGATATGTCTGTGTCATATACAAAGCAACAGACCCACCACCTAAGAATGGCTCACGATAATGTTTATACCTTTGCATGTCAGGTAGAAACTGTGCCATCTTTTTAGTGGCACGAGACTTCCCTCCTGGATATCTAAGAGGGGTCTTTAAGTTTGCCATATCTTTCTTTGTGTGTATGTGCTATACCTAACTCATGCATCTTAGCATGATCATCTATTGGATCTCTCACACCTTCTGCACCAGGCCCAAAGGTAAGATAGATTCCCCATCCAAATAAGAATAAGAGAAGACCAACGATAATGTAAACTATGATCATTGTTTTGTTGTGTTGCTACGTGTCCTATTAATTATAGTAATAAACTTGTCACCAGCAAATGTGCCAGCAAGACACACATCTATCTCGTCACCATCTTTCCAGTTAACAGTGCCATCCTTTTTGGTATGCACCATTGCCAACTGTATCTCTTTAATTATTTCTGAAGTTAATCTCATGTGTTTAATACCCAAATTAATCTAACAACCATAGCTGCAAATATCACGTAGTAGGTCCACATGATCCACATACCAATTTTATTATGCCTAGATCCACGTTTGTATGGATGGGATCCAGTAGGACCACTATCCCAACCTGCTTGCATATAATCCTTTGTAGGAATTTCTCTACTCATTTGAATTCACACTCCACCATGATTTGTGTTAAGGCAGCAAGCAGATTTATCTCTTGGTCTGCTACGAAAGCAGACTTATACTGATACTCAGCAATGATTAACACTGCTGCTGCGATGCTTGGTCCCTCCATT